AACTTCGCCTGCAGAGGCGTAAAACCAGCCGGGGTCGCCCCTCGTTACCAAAGCGCTAGTTCGTCGCCTCACGATACGAGGAAACGGATTAGCCGCTCCTTTAAGTCGGCTAATAGTTGCGGCATTGCCGCATGTACTTATTTGTCAATTTATTGGAGGCCCATCATGGCTTTAACTAATTTCGGTATGCTCACTGGTGACCAGTTACAAACTTGGTCCCGTGATTTCTGGCGTGTTGCACGCAACATGTCTTTCGTCAATCAGTTCGCTGGAACTGGTCAAAACGCGCTGGTACAGCGTGTAACTGAACTCACCAAGTCTGAGAAAGGCACCAAGGCTAACATTACCTTGCTTGCTGACATGACTGGTGACGGTATCACCGGAGATAACACTCTGGAAGGCAACGAAGAAGCACTCCGCGCCTTTGATATCACCATCGAGCTTGACCAGCTTCGTTTCGCGAACCGTATCGCAGGCCGAATGGCTGACCAGAAGACTGTCGTTAACTTCCGTGAGCAATCTCGCGACGCGCTTGCTTATGCAATGGCTGACCGTATGGACCAGTTGGCGTTCTTGTCTCTTTCTGGTGTTGCATACACTCACAAGACAAACGGCGGACTCCGTCCTACGTCTGCTACAGCTGGCCACGAGTTGGTTGACCTTGAGTTCGCGTCCGACGTATCTGCGCCTACTGGCGATCGTCACCGTCGTATCTCAGGCACTAGCCTCGCTGCTGGTGACACGACTGCTGTAACTGCAACTGACAAGCTTGGCTACAAGCACATTGTTGAGTTAAAGGCGTACGCTAAGGACAACTACATCCGTGGTATCCGAGGCGCTGGTAACGACGAGATCTTCCACATGTTCGTTACTCCTCAGCAAATGGCCACCTTGAAGCTCGATTCAGACTTCTTGGCTAACGTCCGTAACGCTGGCGTTCGCGGCTCATCTAACTCTCTGTTCTCAGGCTCTGCGAGCTTGATGGTAGACGGGGTGATGATTCACGAGTTCCGTCACGTATTCAGCACTGAGGGCGGTACTACTGGTACTTCTTCAAACGCTGGAGCGGCTGGCTACAAGTGGGGCGCAGATGCAGACGTAAGCGGAGCACGTGCTCTGTTCTGCGGTGCTCAATCACTTGCAATGGCTGACATCGGTCTCCCAGAGATCGTTGAAGATACTTTCGACTACGAGAACCAAGCTGGTATCTCTATCGGCAAGATCTTCGGCTTACGCAAGCCTAAGTACAACAGTGACATCAGTGGATCAGTCCAAGACTTCGGCGTGATCTGCCTCGACACTGCACAGTAAGACCTGCAAGCCCCTCTTCGGAGGGGCTTACTTCTTTTGAGGAGAAAAAGATGAAGGTAGTAAGTGAACAGGAACTCCGAGTTGCACTAACGTCCGGCGCTGTTGTTTTGTTTCACCCCGGAGTAGAGCGACAAGTGTCGGAAGAAATTGGTCTGATAGCACTGCAGATGGGCGCTAAGCAGACATCCGGTCCGGTAGAGGTTGTAGCTGATAAAGACTATGAAACCCCCGCCGAGCCGAATCAGTTGGTCGAAGTGATGCAAGAACTGATCACAGAAGGAGACCCAGATAACTTTAAAGCTGACGGCACGCCAAAAGCAGCCGTCGTTAACAAGGCTGCGGGCAGAACGGTAGCAGCCGATGAACGCGCAGCCGCGTGGGAAACCGCGCTGAACTCGTAAGAGGTTAAATATGTCAGTCACAGTACAAAGTGTTATCGATCGGGTACAAACGACTCTGCAAGACACCACCGGTGTTAGATGGCCTGTGGTAAGTGAGTTGGTGTTGTGGATCAACGACGCCCAGCGAGAAATCGCGCTTCTTAAGCCAGACGCGTCTGCTAAGAATGAGACGGTCACTTTGGCTACGGGGACTAAGCAGATTATCCCGAGCGGCGGCAATCGGTTGCTAAGAGCCGTGCGAAATATGTCTGCCGCTTCAAACGGGACAGGTAAGCGCTCGGTACGTCTAGTATCTCGCGAGGTTCTTGACGCGCAGACACCCGACTGGCACGACCCCACTGTTACTGGTGATGCAGCGCACACAAGTATTATCAAGCACTACATCTACGACGAAGCCAATCCCCGTAACTTCTACGTCTACCCCGGCGTGAGCGGGAACGCGTACGTAGAGATCATATACTCCGCTAACCCAACTACGGTTGCGCAGAATGGCAACCTCGATATCCCAGATCTCTATGCAAACGCAGTTATGAACTACGTTCTTTACATGGCTTACATGAAAGACGCTGAGTACGCAGGTAACTCTCAGCGTGCAGCTAACCATTACCAGATCTTTACTACTTCAGTAACTGGAAAAGGGCAGGTCGACGCATTAACAACGCCTAACATGGACCAAAATCGGCCCGCACCAACGACACCTATGGGGTAAAGCATGGCTATAGCTTATGAGTCCTTGCTACCAGAAATACTCCCGATGGTTCCGGGTTGCCCCGATACGCTGATTGAGAACAACATTCGGTCAGCGGTCATCGAGCTTTGTGAGAAGTCTGGTGTATATCAAGCGGAGCTAGACCCTGTAACAACGGTCAACGGTATTTTCGAATACGATCTTGAGGCTCCTAACCAAACTGCCGTCCACAAAATAATGTGGGTAGTGCACGAAGGTAGAGACCTTGAGCCAATTAGCACGAATCTGTTAGAGCAGCGCAAGCCAAAATGGCGCGACCGGGACTACTTCGCAACCCCGGAGTACTACGTAAAGCAGTCGCAATCTATTTTCTGGTTAGTGCCCGTACCAAACGAAACTAAAGCGTCCTCCACAGTGCTTCGTGTGCAATTAAAGCCAACGCACACATCCACCGCCTGTGAAGACGATGTTATGAACGACTACAGAGACGCAATCGTCGCTGGGGCGCTATTTCGTTTGTTGCGGCTACCTAGCAAAGACTGGACTGATTACTCGGGGGCACAAGTCTACGGGTCACTATTTAACGAGCATATAAACAACGCTGAACGCCGAGCACGACACGCCGACGAAGGCGTAGCTAGGAAAGTGAAGTACGGCGGTCTATATCAACCGCTCTCTAGGAAGAGAAATAAGTATGGAAGAGAAACGCGCTGATCCTGTTTTTAGCGATATTAGGACCGAGTGGAGCTGGGTTAGGCCCGCAATTGAAGACATCTTAGAGGACGACGAGTATTTAACTTTCCTCCCCGAAGATGTTTATGCGGCCTGCGTAAATGAACAAGCGCATCTTTGGGTCACGGATGATGGGTTTGTAGTAACTGTTGGTGAAGCAGACTCATTCAGCGGCGAAAGGGCACTTTTAGTGTGGCTCGCCGCAGCGAAAGAACAGGGTCAAGGGCTGGTCAATGTGCATGAAGAGTTTTTTATGCAAGCGGCGAGAGACGCCGGGTACAGCAAGTTGACTGTTAAGTCTCGCGTCCCAAAGATGCGGAACTACTTAACAGAGATGGGTTGGGACATAGAAACAGTGGTTTATTCGAGGCGCGTGAGTTATGGGTAGCGGTCCAAAACAACAAGACTATGAAGCGTCAGCGGCTGAGCAAGCATCTGCTTCGGTGGCAATGGCTGAGTACAACTACTTTAAGCAGAAGTACGATCCACTACTGCAACAAATGCGCGACCAGTCGATGACCGAGGACGTCTCTTCGGGACTGCGCGGGCGAGCAAATGCGGACACGATGCAGGCGCTAACATCGCAGCCGAACTATGCTCAGACTCAGAGTACTTCCGCCACGGGGGACATGGCACAGGCGTACCAAGGGCAGTTGGGCGTTGCTAATACAAGCGCAAAAGACGTGCAGAACAGAATGCGGACTAACGTATTAGGGACGGCTCGTGGCCAAGCAGCAGATGCTCAAACGGGTATGGCACAAGCGTCGCGCCTCGCCACTTCGGAAGCGCTACAGCGTGCCAAATCCAAGCAACAGGTAGCTATGGCTAAGTTTGACGCCGCCGGTCAAATTGCAGGCGCGGCTCTTATGCAAGGCGCAGAGAATATGAACACAGAAGGCGTAACTGACGGGGCCATGAACGGTGATGGTATGGGACCGCCCGAGCCAAAAACTGTAAAGGGCACGTTCTTTACGCCGGTTAATTCTAGTGGGCAAAAAGTAACGGGCGCAAAAAGCCGCCTCGGTTTTTCAGGGTTCTTTGGGGGTTAATTATGATGGGGAGTTTTCAAAACTTAGGTATGGCCCTTCCGCCTCAGATGGACGGCACAGCCAACGGGACTTCGCAGCAAAGTGCTACTCCTACTCTAGGTGCGCAGCCACAAAATATTCCGGGCGGGCGCGGACGTTCCCAGTACTACCAACAGCAGAATTTTGGTGGTAACAGTATGGGGCTTCCAGCAGTATCAGACCCCGATCAAGCGTACGCAAACATTACTCGTAATGAGTATCTCGACTACGTAAGTAACTATCGCGGTTTTGAGGAAGACTTAATAAGTCAGGCGCAAAATGACACTAGTCTAATCGACCAAGCACGCGAAGACGTAGGAGTAGCGCAGGGTCTAGCTTCAGGCATATCGGCACGTAATGCGCAGCGGTATGGCGCGTCCCTTACGCCAGCACAAATGCAGCAGCAAGAACGTCAGCTGCAGCGCGCAAACACGCTTGGCGGCGTTCAGTCTGTCAATGACGCACGTATCGCTCAACGCGAAGCAAATACCCAACTGCTTGGCGACTTAATAAATATCGGGCAAGGCGTAAACCGATCTTCCCAGAATCAACTAGGGTCCGCTGCGGCTGATGCGACTCAGCGGAACAACGCGTACTCGCAGGCAAAAGCGAATTCACGCGCTCAAACTTATTCAACGATTGGTAGCCTCGGTGCAATGGCTATCATGGCGTTCGCGTTTTAAGGAGGCGGTATGGCCCTTGGTGATTTCGGTGGTGGCTTGCTTGCAGGTGCGCAAGGTGTTCAGGCGTTTGCTCAGCAGCGTCGAGATAATAAATATCGTCAGGACGCTCTTCAAGTAGATAGAGACCGGTTAGGCCAATCAGCAAAAGAGCACGAGGACAGGGTTGCTCAGTGGGCCAAAGATAACGAGATCAATTCCCGCAACGCTACGGTGGCCGAGCGCAACGCTTCTACTAACGAAGGTAATTTAGGAGTAAGCCGAGGTAACTTAGAGGTAAATAGAGGCAATCTAAAACTTGCGCAAAACCAAGATGCCAGAACGCAGACTGAGTTTGATGCGGGTCGGGCCGCACTTGGCGCGCAAGACGTCTTCGCGTTGGGACAAGCTCTAGACTACTACAACCCCGGCGAGTCGCAGTACCTAAGAGTAGACACGCTAGCGTCTGACTTACAGTCAGGTGCCAACCGACAAACAGACCGGTTTAGTATAGGCGCTCTTAATAATACCCCCCGCGCAGAGGGCTTTACTTTTACGGCGATCGATCGAACCACAGTCCCCGGAAAAGCGATTGTTCGAGGTCGCTATGAGGACGGTCGCGAAGGTGTAATGACCGCAGAAGGGGGCATACAAGAGGGCGAAGAGGTCGTCGCGTTAGACTTCAATCAGGCGGCAAAGCTAATCAGTAATGAGTTTCCCTCTATCGGTATTAAAGCGTACGGCGGCGCGGGTTACTCTGAGATCCTGTCGAAAGAAGGGCTGAATCGCGAGGTTGTAAATACACGCACCCAAGCTGTAGAGCAGCAAACTGCTGTTATGGCAGCGGTTGATGCAACTAATGAAGTAGGGATGGCCCGTGCTTTTCGTAGCGCTTTAGCGTCTGCCGAAAATGAGCAAGAGCGCCAGCAAATTCTTGGCGACACGGCTAAGAGCTTGGGTGTTGAGTACAACCCACCGGTAGACACAAGTGGGCAGCTCGTCGACTACAATATATCCGCTGACGCCTATACCAGCACACGTGGTCAGGGCCAGTTTGGTTTTGACTCACGAAAACTTAGAAGGCCAACGTCGATTAATAGAGTCAAAACTATTGACAGGCGTACAGCAGCGTTGGAAGAGAAAGCGAAGACACAATCCGGCCTAGCGCTACAAAAAACTAACGAAAAACTCGACGACTTGTACAACGACCGGCAGGAGTTGGTAGCACGTGAAAATACAGAATCTCTCCGGCTTGTAGAAGAAGAGATATCGGGCCTTGAAGAACGATTAGGTAAGGCAGCACCTGCCCGCAAAGAGTACTGGCAAGGCAAGCTCGACGAAAAAACGGCAAAGCGCAACGAGTTGAGCGCGGCGGTTACTGGGGTTACTCCCGCCATGCAGACCGAGTCCTACAAGCAGCTTGAGGCAGAGGTGTTCACACGACTCGAAGGCATGTCTAAAGCAGAGATTGATGCAGCTGTAGACTCCGGTGATTTACCGTTTAGCCCAGAGCAAGTTTCAACTATGCGACAGCGGGCGCAAGAAGCGGGTATTGAAAAGCCCGCCGACCTCGCAAAACTTCCAAGCAAAGAGCGGCTCGGGTACTACGCATTGCTGTCTACTATCGCAGGTGACGCTAACCAGAGAGAAGCGTTTAGAAACGAGAACGCTAACCTTCTTGAAACCGGCACTGCGAGTATGTCTGCGAAGGACGCCGATACATCTCAGCGAGATCGCCTCAAAATAGGCAATGAGCGAGACAGAATCGCAGCATCAATGTACTCGTACAGAACGTCGCGAAGGGAACAACTTGAAAAAGCACGAACAAACCAAAGTGCCTCTGTAAGGCGCGCCGGTGAAGTCGCCAGTGAGATATTTATAGCGGCTGACGATATTTTCTTTGACGCAGAAACCGGCGAGTTTAAAGGCTCGCTTGATGCGGCAAGGCGCTTCTCTAGAGAGTTGCCCGCTCTTCAATCTAAAGCTGCTGAGTTCCGTCCGGGAACCGAAGAGTTTGATCTAGTCGACGCAAGTATTAGCTCTGGGGTCAGCAATGTTGTGGGTGCCTATGTAGCGGACGGGGATTCGACGTTTGTGGACGGCGCGTTCGCTTTATTCTTCAGAGATAACCCAAACGGGCAGACCTCAGACTTTAGTTTGAGCCGAGTCGTTGTAGACAACCCCGATAAGCCTACAAAGCTTATGTACTTGGGGCCGGGCGGTCGAGTTGTACAAGGCGCAGAAATGTCTCTGACCGGCCTGCAAGAGATAGACGACAATGTTTACAACATTGTCCGTAAGCGCGCTATCCAAAACTCTCGCGAACGTCTGACTGAGGGCTAAATGTGGCCTCCACTATATTCGATGATTTTATACAAGGCGGGACCGGCGCAAGGACTGCACTAGAAGCAGAACCCCAAGAAGCCCCGACTCCAGCAACCCTAGGTGAAATATTTGGGGCCGGAGTTCAGTCTGGTGCTGAAGGCATGTCGGCGGATATAAGTTACTTCAAGGCGCTAACCAATACGCTAACCGGGGACCAAGAAGCAGCAGAAAACGCGGTCCGTGAAGCTAGAATAATGGAGCAGTTGTCTGCTGAGCCATTAGATGGCCTTGAGAGTTTTGAAGAGTTCGTCGAAAACCCTACATTCTCCGGGTTTGTAGCACAGGCAACAAAAGGTACAGGTCAGGTAGTCCCTTCCGCTATTACCTCTATCACGGGGTATGGAGTGGGCGCTTTGGCCGGGAGAGCCTTGCTGCAGGGAGCTTCAAAAAAGGCCGCTAATAGAGTCGTAGAAGACGCTATGAAGCGCTCGATATCGGGGTCTGCATCAGAGGTAGAGAAGCAGTTAGCAGACGAAATATACGACCTAGCTTACAAACGCGCACGTAGTAAGGCCGCTACAGCAGGCGGCTTTGTGGGCGCAGCTGGCTCAGAATACGTCCCGTTAAGCGGCGGCAACCTAAACGAAGCCCTCGACTCCGGTAAGGATCTAGATAAAGCGCAGGCTACTCGTGCCGCGTTAGTAGCCGCGCCGCAAGCTGCGATCGGCGCTGGTAGTGAGTTGGCTATATATTCTCTGATTGGCAAAGTAGCAAAAACACGAGCCACCAAAGAAGGTAGTTATTTTGGTCGTCTTGCTAAAGAGCTATCAGCCACCTCGTTAAAGTCTGGCGGTATCGAATCAGGCACTGAAGTCGTTCAAGAAGGGATATCTTCTTTAAACAGAGCAGATCTAGACCCCACTTTTACTAAAGAAGACGCACAGCTCAGGCTGGGCGAAGCTGCCTTTGTCGGGTTCTTCGGCGGCGCTGCAGCTGGTGCCGGAGGCGCAGGCGTAGCCAAGGGGATAGAGGTCGCACCAAAAGTAGCTGATGCAGCATTAGATACGGCAGCTAATGTGACGGCTAAAGCCCGAGACTTAATGGATAAGGCGCAAGGCAAGCGCGTAGACGACGAGATAACACGCGAGCAGTACGGCGACGTTATGTCGGGGGAAACAACGCCGGAGTCTAAGGCTGACATAAATGCCCAGCTTAAAGCGATGGCTAACTCTTCCAGTTCTAAGCAGGCCGTTTGGGTGGCAGGTGAGCCACAGTATGGGGCTAGAGAAAACAAACCAACAGAGATCGTCGTTGATGGGCAGCCTGCTTTTGCTGCTCACATCCCCGGACGAGGCACCATTGTCTCCACAAGTAAAAAAATTGTTCGGGAAGTTATTGCTTCAAGAGCCTCAGATACCGTTTTAGCATCAGCACTCGGATACAGCGCCACGAAATCTGCCGCTGACGCAAACGCTGTGGTGCAAGTAATAGATAAAGATGGCGGCGTAGTATCAGAAGAAGCTACAAACACTAAAAACGGCCTGCCCGAAGCAGTTGAAGCCGCCGAAAAGCTATCGCCTGAAGGTGGGAGCGTAAGGGTACTGTCTCTAGAAAAGGCGCTTGAACTTAGAAAGAAGCGCTTTGAAGCAGAGCGCGGACCTGAAGTAACCCCCCGAGACGATGACCCCGACGCCTTTGAAGAGGCAGACCCAAACGAAACTCCAACATTCGGATCAGAGTTCGAAGAGCTTGGAGCGTTGCGCGAGGAGATGCAGAACTCGCAAGAGATCGAAGGCGAAGTAGAAGAGGTGGGTCGATACGAGGCAAAGACAGACCCAAGTCAGGTTTTTGAGAACGAAGAGTCAGCACAAGATGCGTATGTAGGCGAGTTCGGCGAGACCGATTTTACTCAGCTCGAAGGCGTTACAGCCGCCGCGCTAAATGCAGCCGCGCGCGAAAGCAAGGCTAACCCAAACGCAGTTGTAGAGCTTGTAAAAGAAGGTAATCAGTTCGTTGTACGCAAGACAAACTACGACAAGCTGTACTCTGACGGCCCCGGTCGTAGATACACTCTGCCCCAGTTTATCGAAGCTCAAGCGAAGAGAGCGGCCAAAGCCAACCGCAATAACCAGAGCGTAGTAATAGAGCGACCTGATGGCACTAAGATGAAGGCGAGCCTAGTGTCGCTTACTAACGCTGGACGCCGCTTAGTCGAAAATCGCGAAGGTAGCCGGTTTGAAGGCGAGCAAGGCCGGGCCGATATGTTGAAGCAGGGACTAGCGGAAATCCTTGCCGACCTTGCGGTGGAAGGGTACGACGTCACTGACCTAAAAGGGGTGTCTCTCCTAAAGCAAGATAACTACACCAACGGCAAGTTCAACGGCATGAATATGGTCGCAGGACAGCTGGGTAAAACGCAGTATCGACTGAACTTCTTGCAGTCTAAGCGCTTTGTCGAAACATCCTCGGAGTTTGACGGAGACGGTTTAGAAAGAGAGATGGGGGAAGGAGATTTTGATGACGAAGGGTCTAGTCTACTAAACGACAGACCAGACCCAAACAGGCTAAGTAGAGGCGGCGCGCCTAGTAATCTTGGGCCTGCTACTGAGCCTGCTTCTCAACCTGACCCAACTCAGTTCGACGACCCGATCGTCCGCGACTCAATTGATCAACTTATCGAAAGCCTAAAGATGAAGGACGCGCCACGAGTCTTTAACTTCGATCGCTTGTCCGGGTTATCAGATACTCAGCTAAGGGAAGTTGTCGGTGAAGCTGACTTCCCCACTGTAAAGCGACTCCTCCAGCATATGCAGGAGAATGATCAGCGCGCGGGAAGCTATTTTCGTGGTGTAGCAATGGTCCGCGATGCGACGAATAACCCGCTAAGTACACTAATGACAGCGGCGCACGAGATTGGGCACCACCTGTACCAGACAGAGCAACAAGCAGCCCTTGAGAACAACGCGCTGAGACCTCGCTTACTTAAAGCGTTTGAGAAGCACCCCCAATACAAAAGATACGTTGAGCTATATGGCGACCAAAAAGGCTTCGAGGAGTGGTACGCCGATCAAGTGTCTCGCTGGGCAACCAAGCAGTACATAAACCGTTCTGCAAAGACCATGACTGATCGCCACTTCAAGAACTTGGCGCAGAGACTGAAAAGGCTTTGGCGCGCAATGGCGCAAGGGTTCCGAATACGCAAAGGGCCAAAGGCACCAGAGTTTGAGCAGTATATCGAGCAGGTCGTGGAGTCTCGTAAAGAGGCAACACGTGACTCGATAGGTTTCAAAGAAAAGGCAATGGTGGCTGAAGTAAGAGAAGCTGTGGTTAAACAGGGCGGCGAAGCTCTAGCCAAGCACTGGAAACGGAATCTAGGGAAAGGCGGTAAGTACTTGATGAGCTTTGTCGCCACAGCAGACGGAGTTCTTAGATTGCATGCCGGGGACAAGATCGCTGACATGTTCTATGTACGCTCGCAAGATGCAAAAGGCGGTGGACGTTTGGGCATGCTCAAAGACGCGGCCCTAAAAAAATCTGAGCTTATAGATGAATTTACAAGGCGCGTGGGGAGGCTTGACGATCCAGATGTCCAAGACGCACTTACAGAAGCCGCAGACGACACAGTCGATACTGCGGACTTAGTAAATCCCAAAGCGAAAGGCGTCAGGCAGTTCTTTGACAGCGTCTATGATACTTACATAGAGCCATCAAATTCAGACATAGGCCGCAGGAAGAACTACTCGCCCGTATCGCTGGACTTATTGGAGATCGCTCAACGCCCTGACGAGTTTAAGAGTCTTATACTCGCGGCTAACCCCGGCATCTCCCCTGCCCGCGCAGAGCAAGCTATACATAAGTTACGACAGTATGCCCACTCTATTCAGGGCGAGCAGGTCGTTTTGCCTGACGACGCTGATCCAGCGAAAGGGGCTGAAGCTTCTCGGCTGTTAACGGACAACGTAGAGCTGAAAGACCTTATGGCTGCTGGCTTTGCGCTTCCCCCGCATGACGCGCTTGTTAGCTATATCTCGCATCTCACAAAACGAGTCGAGTTTAACCGCGCAACTAACAACGGCGTGGCCCTGCGGGAAGAGCTAGACAAGCTAAGCCCAGAAGACCGCGAAAAAACAATGCAGGTTATAAACACATACCTTGGCTATCAGGGTAATCCGATTAGCCCGCTCTGGAGACAAGTTAATAGCTGGGCGCAGCTCACCGTGTTCACGGCGTTGTTGCCCTTTGCAACTATCGGCTCTTTGCCAGAACTGGCTGGCCCCATAATTAACTCTAAAGAGTTTAACCTCGATACGTTCCAGCGTGCCTTTAAAGAGATTGCCGCGAATATAAAAGACCGTAAAGAAGCACGACGTTTTGCGCAAGACATTGGTGTAGTGCAGAACGAAGCGGCTGCTAACGCTTGGGTTACTCAGTCCGAACAAGACTATATGACTGGCGAGACTAGGGAGCTTACTGATACCTTTTTTAAAGCGATTGGCTTGGACTTCTTCACGAAGTTTAGCCGCGAGTTCGCTGCGGGCATGGGCCGTCAGTTTATTTTGAAGCACGCCTTGGAGCCGAACGAACGGTCTACGCGGTACTTAGCGGAGCTTGGCCTTACAGCAGCAGAGGTAAAAGCGTGGAAAAACGGTGGCGGCAAGCTTTCTACGCCCGAGGGACAAAAGGTTAAGAAGGCGATTCAGCGATTTGTGGAGTCCTCAATCCTCCGCCCCAATGCAGCGGAGCGACCTATATGGGCCTCAGATCCGCGTTGGGCATTAGTCTGGCAGCTTAAGTCCTACTTCTACGCTTACTCAAAGGTTATTGGTGGCGGAGTACTGCGGGAAGGCAAATCAAGAGCGAAAGAGGGACAGGGCGGTATCGAAGAGGCATCAGCAACGCTAGCTATTTTCGCGCTAACAGCGGTTGCGACTATGCCGCTGGCAATGCTGGGTATGGAACTACGCGAGTACGCTAAAAACAGCTTGGCTTGGCTGCTCCCCGGCTTTGAGTCAGGTGACAAATACTTCCGCTCTGACCGAATGGACTGGGATGAGTATCTCTTTGAAGTCATTGATAAGTCAGGATTCTTAGGGCCGCTTTCGCTCGGGTTTATGGCCCAGCAGTCTGCGCAGTATGGGAATTCACCGGCAGCGTCTCTCTTAGGCCCGACCGCAGAAACAATTGATGAGGCCGTGCAGAACGGTTGGCGCATAGACAAGACGTTAGTGAATCGCATATTCCCACTAACTGTGCAGCTGTAGGAGGCACCATGCTTAAGATGCTACTAGGGCCGGTCGCAGATCTTGCTTCAGGCTACTTACAAAACAAAGCGGAGGAGAAGAAGCTCCGCCATCAGGCCAAAATGCAGGTCATATCTAACGGCGCTGAATGGGAATCTAAGATGGCCGACGCTTCAGCGTCGAGTTGGAAAGATGAATTTTGGACTCTTTGTTTAGCTGCCCCTATCTTCATGATCGGTTACGCGATTGCTATGAATGATGTAGGCGTTATTGAGCGCGTCGATTTGGCGTTTGCCGCATTAGACTCGCTACCGGAATGGTATCAGTACCTTCTGTTTCTAGCAGTTAGCGCGAGCTTTGGAATTCGTGGCGCTGACAAACTAATGAACTTAAGGAAGAAGTAATGTTCAAGTATTTTAGTATTGAAGAGTTTGACTGCCAAGAGACTGGCGAAAACCAGATGTCAGAGGATTTTATCCATAAGCTGGATGAGCTTAGAGAGAAGTGCGGTTTTGCTTTTACTATCACTAGCGGTTATCGGAGCACGTCTCACAGCATAGAGTCCAAGAAATCTCGCCCCGGACGGCATACCGAGGGGATCGCCTGTGACATTAAAGTTTCTAACGGCTTTGAGCGCATGAACATAGTTCACGAAGCTTTAAAAATGGGGTTCGGCGGCATCGGCGTCGCGCGAACATTCATCCACGTAGACACAAGGACCAGCACGCCGGTTATGTGGACGTATTAGTGGGTGTAATTTTATTAGCAGACCTAATATACTGCATCGTTAGGTAGGGAGCAAAAATGGCTTACTCATCAACTTTAAATTTAGTTACAGGCGACACGTTACCAGAGCTGACTTTTACTCTGAAAGATAGCAATACGGCTGCCGCAGGCGTAACCCTCGACCAGAATAATGACGCAACGTGGGCACCTATTGATCTCACTAATGCATCCGTGAGCCTGCGCATACGAGAGCTAGGTAGCACTACCGTTAAAAGCACGTTGGCATGCGCTGTTACTGACGCCTCAAACGGCAAAGTTGCGACTGACTTCCCAACAGGTACTTTAGACACAGCGGGTACTTTTGAGGCAGAGCTGGAGATCACGTTCGCAGGTGGCGGAAAGCAAACCGTAAACGACCTTATTAAGCTCAAAGTAAGAAGCGATTTTGACTAATGGCAATTAGGCTCTTTGTTCATGCACCTAACCTTCGGGCAACTGTCGAACATAGCAGCCCAAGTGTAGTTGCGCCTGCTTTTCGTAAAGCCACAATTACTATCGAGCGCCCCGCGTATCAGACGGTTGTCAGCTTTTCTGACCTTAACGCGATAACTGCCTATAGAAATCTTGTCTCATCTATCAACTACCTTAAGCCCAATACAGTTAACGTAGTTTTAGACCCGGATACGAAGAACCGCTACTTCCGGGGTGACGACGGCGAGTCGTTCGGAGTCTTAGAGCAGGCGGCGCTAAATGTTACCAAGCGGCCTGACGATCAGGTCGATATGTTGGAGTTGGCAGCATTAGGCGTTAGCAAACCACAAACAGACAGCTTCGGTGTTACGGACCTTGCGATTGTTCTACTTATTATTAACCGGTTCTTTGAAGAGAGCGTCGCATTAGCCGAAGCTGCTGTGATCGAGACAGGTAAGAATGTAGCCGATGCGGTCACATTAAATGAGTTCAGATCTAAGCTGGTAGGCAAGGTGCTGAACGATACGCCGATTCTGACCGAAGATCTTGACTACGACTTTGATAAAGCGCTGACTGATACAACCAGCGTAACCGAGTCGCTTGCCAGAACGGTATCGTTTATACGCGACTTTCAAAACAGCACGTCGCTGTCTGACGCGGCTGTGCTGCTTTTCGACAAAGCGCCATCTGACAGCTTCGCCGTATCAGAAGCCTTCAGCAGAGTAGTACAGTTCCAGCGCACGTTTACTGACGCCTTCACAATTGACGATTTGGCCACTGTAGGTGCGCTCGTCAAAGACACTACCTCGACCAAGGGCAATGTGTTCGGTGTGAGCGACGTCCTCTCAAGAGTTGTGTCGTTTAACCGCACGTTTACAGACACTCCGACGCTGTCAGAGGACGCTACTTTTGATTTAGGTCTCCTAAAAACAGACGCCTTTACGCCCACCGACGACCACAGCTTTGCGCTCGCGAAGCCGCTCGCCGATGTGGCGACTCTAAGTGACAGCCCTGCTATTGACTACAGCAGACCCGAAGACGACAGCGTATCGGTCAGCGACGTATTCTCTCGCGTGGTTGTTTCAGAGCGTAGCTTTAGTGATGCAGCAAGTCTCTCAGAGTCGGCGGTACTGGAGCCACAGCTCGCGAAGGCTGATGGCGTTTCCGTAACCGAGACATTTGGCCGAGTTGTTACATCGTTCAGAGACGTGACCGAGACAGTGTCTTTTGCTGACTCTGAATCACGAGCCACGAGTCTTGGTAAAGACGACACGACCACAGTCACAGATTCGTTCGACCGAGTAGTGACATCACAGCGATCGTTCACTGAAACTGCTTCTGTTACTGATGATTCGTCGCTGTCAGTCGAACTACCACAGACAGAAGCCGTTGCGCTGTCGGATGTATTCTCCCGCGTTGTCACGTTCAGCCGTACGTTTACGGACGCGTTTACGCTTGATGATGCAGCTACAGTTGGTGCGCTAACCAAGGACACCCAGTCTCAAAAAGGCAACGTCATTGGCGTGACTGATGTACTTAGCCGTGTGTTTGTAGCCTCTAGATCACTCGCTGACTCAGTATCTTTCAGTGATAGCGAAACACTGAGCACAAGTCTTGGTAAGACTGACACTGCAACTATCTCAGAGCAGGCGGCTATCGCCTTATCTACCCCCGAATCGGACTCTTTCTCTGTCTCAGAGCAGGAGTCTAAACAGATAAACAAGGCACCTACTGATGCGGTATCGATCAGTGAGTCTCTTGTTTTGGCTAAGAGGTCAGCAGCCTCTTCCCTTTTAAACGCAGGTGCCATTAATTTCGCACCGATCAACAACTAGGAGTGATCCATGTTAAAT